GCGTCGACGTCGACGTCTTCGGTGTCGTACGTGCAGCAGTCGGCGGAGACCATCGCTGCGGCGGGTGTCGCGGAAGGCGGCGCGAAGCCGTACGCCGACACGACTCTGGTCCGCAAGTACGAGCAGGTCGGAAAGGTCGCCGTCCTGGAGAAGATCACCGACGAGCTTCTCGCTGACGTGCCGGCCGTGCAGTCGTTCTTGCAGAACCTGCTCACCGGTCAGGTGCAGCGTGAGTGGGAGAACGCGGTCCTGAATGGCACTGGCTACCCCGAGGTCCAAGGTCTGCTTCAGCGCACCGGCCTCCAGACGGCCATCGCATCGGAGGCCACCGGCACCCTCGCGACGCCGTCGCTGGTCATTGAGGACATCTTCGAGCAGATCACCGCGATCCGGTTCAACGCGTTCGTCGAGCCCAACGCGATCGTGATGAACCCGACCGACTGGTCGAACATTCGGAAGGCGAAGGACGCCAACGGCCAGTACTACGCCGGCGGCCCGTTCTCAAACGGCTCCTATGGTCAGTCGTCTGCCCCGAACGTGTACTCGCTGTGGGAGCTGCCCGTGGTCGTCACCCCGCGTATCGCTGCCGGCAAGGTGCTGGTCGGTGACTTCAAGTCGGCGACCCTGTTCCACCGTCAGGGAATCACCGTGGACATGACGAACTCGAACGTCAACGACTTCGAGAACAACCTTGTCACCTTGCGCGTGGAGGCCCGTCAGGCGCTCGTTGTGCCCCGCCCACAGGCGTTCGGCACCACGACCATCACCTGGGCGTGAGCATGGCTTACGTGCAGCATTTCGACGGGCACACCGAGCCTGTCGAAGATGTGGTGGAAGAGGTCGGGGCCGATGGCGAACCGACTGGGCGCACGGTCACAGCGAAGGTCGTCACGGCCGGATCTGTGACCAGCGAGCCTTCCGCGTCCGACGTAGCCAAGACGAAGTAACGGGCCGACATGGTTTCCGCTGCCGATCTGCCGTTGCCCGAGGGTGTCACGGTGACGGATCCGCAAGCCGCGGCCGCATACGGCATCGTCGAGGACTACTGCGGTTGGTCGCTGGAGGCCGGCTCGTTTACGGCGACACTCGACAGCGACGGTGGCTCCGTTTTGGTGCTTCCGTCGCTGTCGGTGTCGGCGGTGTCTTCGTTGGTGCTGAACGGTACTGACCCGTACGGCAACCCGTGGCCCGCGTTGACGGCGAGTGTCGATTGGGATTGGCGTTCCAATGGTGTCCTGACCCGGCTGGGTGGCTTCTGCTGGCCGACTGGTGGGCAGATCGTCACGGTGTCCTATGAGGGCGGTTATAGCCCTCTGCCGGCTGGTGTGTTGGCGGTCATTGGTTCGGTCGCTCAACGGGTCGCGGCGCAGGCGTCGTTGCAGTCGCAGCTCGAGAACGTTGGCGGCGTCCAGCAGAGTTGGACGTACGGGCAGTCGGTGACGGCGGGTGCTGGTTTGACGGCCATTGAGGCCGCAGTGTTGAACCGGCACCGGATCGCGACTGTCGCATGAGCCGCCTGCCGCGGCAGATGTGTCAGACGGTCATGCGTGTCCGGCAGGTTGCGAGTGGTGAGAACCCGGACGGCACGCCGATCCTGTCGGCGGTGTCTGAGGCGATCACTGGTTGCCTGCTTGCGCCGTTGCAGGGTTCGCCGTTCTCGGAGTCGCAGGGCGCTGATTTCGACCGGATCGTGATGACGTGGAAGTTGACGACACCACCGGGCGTGGATCTCGTGACGTCGGATCGTATTCAGCAGGGACAGAACCCGCTACTGCCGGTGTCTGACACGAACCCTGTCGCCGCCGACCTCGAGGTGTACGGCGCGCCGGCGTACTGGCCTGGTCCGGACGGTAACTCGCATCACGTTGAGGCGATGTTGAAGAAGTACGGGGGCTGACATGGTTTTCAAGTTCATTCCGTCACCGCATGGTGTCGGGGAGGCGTCCGTTCTGGCTGTTGCTGATTCGAAGATTCAGGATGTTGCGCAGCAGATTTTCGATGAGGCGCAACGGTTGGCGCGTGCGGAAGGTCTTGGCGCGTACGCGGATTCGATGCGGATCACGACGGGTGCACGTCCAAAGGGGCGCGGTTTCCGTGAGGTTATCGCGGATGACCCGGATGGCGAAAAGTATGAGTGGGGCGACTCTGACACTGAGCGTCGCCGCATTCTGGGTCAGGCGGCCGGTGTGCAGATCAACGTGCAGGGCAACGGCAAGACGGGCATGGGCAAGTGAGTAACGCGAACCCGTACCAGTTTGGGCCGCAGGTG